GAGCCACTGGCGTCAAGTTTTTGTAGTACTTCTTGCGCTGACCTATGAGCTTGAGGAGACTAGCGGTGCGCTCAGTATTCTTGAGACCCTTTTCCTTCACCTTTCCCGTGATGGGATTTCGTTGCGAAATGAGACCACCATGAATGAAGGACCCTGACAGGAGCGCCAAGGAATCTTTGAGCTGATATCTGAGACGCTGGATCGGGATACCAATTTTGTATGAAAATGGGAGGTGAAGCATTTCACGTGAAGAATTGGGATACACTGCAAGGGCCGTGTCGACCAGGTCGATGACCTCGTTACGACCCGTTATAATTTGATAGGTAATTACCTGATAAATTCTACGACCGGTGCCTGGGATCTGCATGCGGGGGTTGTCATAGGGAGACCGCACAAAGTCCGTCACCTTGAGACGGGCGTTGATTCCACGGTACTGACGGTTCAGGTACTTGACGAAGTCGGTCAAGTGACTCGTCATAATCTTGCGCATAGTGAAGACGTATGAAGCCACCTGTGAATCGCTCCCGAGCTTGCGCGGGACGGCGAATGTAAAGTCAAAGTCACTCGTACGACGAATCTTCTCCGTGAGTTTCTGGCCCCGAGTCTGCAGGTACAGCCGCACGGCCATTCCACCGGTACAGAATATGGTAAGCCCACCACCATATGGGCGGGTGAGACGGGTCGTGTTCTTGGAGAAATCCATGAACATCTTGGGCATGGCCCACTTGAATGATCGGGTCGACACCACCGGCGCTGTGATGCCCTCGCCTGTGAACTTTTCGATACTCTGGTATGCATTGTTGAGCATAATTTCGGAGTGAAATCCACCCGTGTGGAAAACCGTGCGCTTACGGGCGGCGTAGTATCCATCATAGCCTTCGGGTATAAGGAATTCCTTGGACAGATTTCCTGACAGCAATTTGTTCACCTCGGTGAAGCTGAGGCGCTGACCTGCCCGAGTGTTTGTGGGTTTGGGCAGTTTTCCCGCGCCCTTTTTGCCAAAGAGCAGCTGAACCGCCTTGACCTGCTGACCGACCGTCACGTTCGTGCCGAGAGCGATACGGAGCAGATGCCGGGTTGCTTCACTGATGGGATACCGGCTCGCGAGAAGATTCTTGATATTCGCGTGGCTCAGGTCGAAGAGCCGCAGGGTCTTCTTGGCCTTGTACTTGCAGGCTGTTCCGTAGTTCTTGGCCGTTGCAATATCATCAGTCAAATAAAAGGACCGCGTATCCTTGAGGAGCATCTGGCACGTCACCTTGCCGAATCCCTTGTACAAAATTTTACCAGAAGGCAAAATGGTTTCTGAAAAAACCATACTAATAGAACCCGAGAAGAAAATGTCGGGTTCTATTAAGATGGCGAATCGCTATGTAGGCTTGCTCATGAACTCGCGCACACAAGCGCACGCCTTCCACCTGACGACCCCATCGTTCGCCGAACACAAGGCGCTTCAGGCGTACTATGAGGGCATCGTCCCTCTGCTCGACTCGTGGGCCGAGGCCTACATGGGCAAGTACGGCCGTCTCAAGCGGGTCACTATAAATAAGCGCGTCGCCAAGGACCCGCGCAAGGCTCGGCTGTACTTCAAGTACCTCCTGGTCAAGGTGCGGTCCATCAAGCTGCCTCGGGGCGACACCTACCTGAAGAATATTCAGGATGAAATTATAGCCCTTATCCGCTCAACCCTCTATATGCTGACCCTCAAGTAAAGAAAAGACCCCAATTTAAAATTAGAAATGTACTGGCCACTCATGCACAACAGTATCACGTGGCGCGACAAGTACGAGCTCATCAAGTTTATCGTATTCTCAGACCGTTTCACGAACGGCCCGAAAGTACGGGAGTTCGAGGAGGCCTGGTCCAAGTGGATCGGGTCCAAGTATTCACTCTACGTATCATCCGGAAGCACCGCCGATTACCTGCTTATCGCGTCTGTAAAGGAGCGCTTCAAGATTCCAGATGGAGCCAAGGTGCTCCTGCCGGCCTGCACGTGGGTCACCAACGTGTCCCCAGTGCTCCAGTGCAAGCTCGAGCCTGTATTTTGCGACATTTCACTCGAGCACTTCAGCTTTGACCTCGAGAAGCTTCCAAAGGATGACGTGGCAATCGTGTTTGTGACGCACCTGCTCGGCATCGATGCGCCGATGGAGGCGCTCAAGGATCGGTACCCCAACGCCATCTTCCTTGAGGACATCTGCGAGTCTCACGGCGTCGAGGGTCCGCACGGGATGCGCCGAGGCGGGACGTCTTCGACCGGAAGCACATTCAGCTTCTACTATGGTCACCATATGACCACCATTGAGGGTGGCTTTGTGAGCACGAACGACAAGGAGCTCTATGAGCTGATGCGGATGAAGCGCAGTCACGGTATGGCCCGTGAGATGTCGCCCGACTACTACAAGGCGGCCGCGGCCAAGTACCCGGACATTGACAGCCGGTTCCTGTTCCTGACTGACGGGCACAACTTCCGCAACACGGAGCTCGGTGCGGTCCTGGGCCTGTCTCAGCTGAAGCGTCTCGATGACTCGATCGCAATTCGGCGCCTAAATTTCAGCTTCTTTGTGAACGAGCTCAAGCAGCTCGAGGACCACTTTTACATCCCCAATGACTCGCGGGGGAATAGCAGCTTCTGCCTGCCGCTCATCTGCAAGCATGCCAAGCTGATGCCCAGGCTCAAGAAGGCGTTCGAGGAGGCGGGCATCGAGAATCGCCCGATCGTGAGTGGAAACCTCCTGCGCCAGCCGTTCTTGGCAAAGTACAAGCACGTCAAGGCGCCCAACGCGGACATCCTGAACGACCAGGGCGTTTACGTGGGCAACAGTCAGTTTGTGACCCTCGAGATGGTCGCAAAGCTTATAGAAATTGTTCGCCAAAAGATTAATGAAGCTGATTATTAGCCTGACGAGCATCCCTACGCGCTTCGACAAGCTCCCGGCCCTGATCGAGAACCTCAAGCAGCAGACATGTGGTGACGAAATTTGGATCAATATCCCCAAAAAATACAAGCGCTTCCCGGAATGGGATGGTGGCTTTCCATGGACCAACCTTGGTCCCAAGGTGATCATTAACCGCGACTGTGACGATTGGGGGCCCGGAACGCAGGCTATGGGCCCTATCGCCAAGACGGACGCAGAGCTTATCGTGTACGTAAACGACGACACCATGTACCACCCCCAGATGGTCGCCAACTTCGTCAAGTGGTTTAACGTCGACCAGAAGAGTGCGTGGGGCCTGAGCGGCTTCAATTTCGAAACTTATTTCAAGGGTCAGTATCCACGGACGCACGGTCAGCCTCTGGATGTGCTCGAGTCGTATGGTGCGGTGATTGCAAAGGTGGAGTGGCTCCGGACCATCTTCCCAGAGTTCCTGGAGCTCAGCGAGGTGACCTGGAACGACGACCTTCTCATCTCGAACCTCTTCGAGAAGCACGGCATCACACGCAAGACGGTCTACACACAGGACTGCAATCTGGGTCAGCTGCGTCAGCTCGAGTACGGGTTTGGAGCCGATGCGCTTCACCACCTGGCCGCGGCCGAGTCGGGTACGACCGCCCTAAATCACACCCAGAACAATATCAAGATTCTAAAGGCTTTTGAAGATAAGGGCAAGAATTACTACAAGTACAGGACGGAATGCTAGTCGACGCGTTCATGTTTTACAACGAGTTTGATGTGCTAGAGTTGCGCCTGGAAGTCCTCGACAGGTACGTTGACCAGTTTGTACTTGTCGAGGCTGAAGTGAATCACATTGGAGGCCCGAAACCTCTATTTTTCGCTGAAAATAAAGAGCGCTATGCCCGATGGGCCCATAAGATTCGTCACGTCGTCGTCACGAAGGAGGAGGCGCCGACCGACAAGGACCCATGGTCTCGTGAGAAGTACCAGCGCGCATGCATCACTCGGGGCCTCGATGAGGGCTCGGCGATCGATGGAACGCCCCAAGCGCGCGTACCGGACGAGTCCATCGTGATGATCAGTGACGTGGATGAGATTCCTGATATGGACAAGGTGCCCTATGAACAGCTTCCACACGCAATCGTATCGGTTCATATGTGGCTCTTCATTTATTCTTTGGATTATACGTGCGAGACGGAGCCTTGGTTCGGCACGGTTCTCACACAGGCGGCTCAGGTGCGCAAGTTTGGACCGAATGAGTTCCGGGACAATCGCTGGAAGTTCCCGACGATCAAGAACGCAGGCTGGCACTTGAGCAGCTTTGGCGACGAGCAGCACGTGCTCAACAAGATGAAGACTTATGCACACGCCCTAGATGGTGGAGTCCTGTACACGATGGAAAATATCAAAAAGTGGATTGCCGAGGGCAAGTTTGTGGACGGCAAGACGGAGCTCATTCCTCGGGGATTCGAGGTTCCTCTACCAGGACCCATTGCAGTTCTGCGACGGCTAAATCTTGGGACCTTCCCATGAACGCCTCCTTGAGGCGTGTGAGGATCGTAGCTTCACCGCGTTCCAAAAACCTAAAAAATCGCCGCTTTTGATGCCTATTTGTAAACGGCCCGGTCTTGTCCAAGAGTCCTTGACAGACCGGCCACGTCACCTCTCGAAGTTCGCGGAGACCCTCCTCGACCTCTGTGAGTCGCTCAATGAGATGCTTGGTCATTTCATCCATATTAAAGCTGCGCGGCGTCCCCTTATCAATGAGCTTCCCTACGGAGGAGGTCAAGGTGGGCAAGTTTACCGTGAGCGTCATCGATAATGATCAGTACATCGCAGGGTGTCTGCGGCGCGGTCAAGAGTGGGACGGTTGGATGCGCCAGGATCTCCCGATCCTCTACGAGCCCGGTACGGACATCCTAGATATCGGTGGGAATATTGGTTGGAATGCTCTCATGTTCAGTGACTATGGTCCGGTACACACCTTCGAACCCCTGTTCCATGAAGTCATTGCCAAGAATGTTTCTCAAAATTCACTTCAAAATTCAGTGACAATCCATCCTTTTGGATTGTCCTCTCAATTTTGTCCCGAAATGAGGATGTTCACTCCACGGAAGGATCAGGGTCTGGTCAATTATGGTGGAGCATCCCTTGACCCGGACCCCCGGTGGTATGACGCAGGTGAGGGGTACCCAGTCAAACTCGAGAAACTTGATGACGTGTACAGTGGTGTACCGAGCATCATCAAGTTGGATGTCGAGCGTCACGAGCTCGAGGTGATCAAGGGTGCATGGAGGACCATCTCGACCCACCGTCCCGCAATGTACATCGAGATTCTGGACCCGTCGAACGACGAGATTGTGAACCTTCTGCGACCACTGGGATACCATATGGTCCCACGCCCAGAGACCAACTACCTATTTACTTGCTTTCACAATCGTAATTCACACAAATAGCAGCCCCAAGAGCGAGTAGGATACCTAGCCACTGAATCCAGTGGTTGAATTTCTCACCAAAAATGAAATAGGCTACGAGGGCGCCGCCTACGACGATCATCGCCTCCCACATAATACAGGTCCACATAAGCGACTTTTGAGCCAGGCTCTTTATCAAGAAGAAGATGGTCACGGCCCATGCAAACAGGCCAATACCCAGGTGGTGTACCGATCCGTTCTCGGTAAACCACTTGAGATGTGAATTCCCCAGGAGCTCTGCAGCCGTCATGGCCACGACCAGTGGAAAGCTCATCTGTGCTGTTAGTTCCTGAGAAAGAAAACCAGCGGCTGAGGTAATGGACGTCACATGGTGGGCGTCATGGTTCACGTGGGGTGTTCCACTAAAACGCTTTCATAGAGAAATCCTCATGAGAATTTTGATGGAAAATCCAATCGAGCTAAGGATAGCCTGGTTGTGTCACCAAATAAGGAATTCCTCCTTTAAAATTGCATGAAGGCTGCACTCGTGACAGGTGTGACGGGCCAGGACGGAAGCTACTTGGCTGAATTCCTCCTCGAAAAAGACTATGACGTTTTCGGGATGACGCGATTCTGTTCTGAAAAGAAGCACAGCCGGATCGAGCACATCAAGGAGAACCCTAAGTTCCACGTCATCGAAGGGGACCTGACTGACACTTCCCGTATTAATAAGATTATCAATTCATTCGAAAAATACGATGCGGTCGAGGTTTACAACCTGGGAGCAATTTCATTTGTAAAAATATCATTCGATCAACCCGAGTACACGGCAAATGTCGATGCCCTTGGGACGCTCAGGATCCTCGAGGCAATTCGACAGTGTAATTTTAGTTCTAAATTCAGGTTCTACCAGGCGAGCACAAGTGAGATGTACGGCAAGATCGTGGAGCCCATCCAGAATGAGACTACACCCTTCTACCCACGGAGCCCATACGGAGTCGCCAAGCTCTTCGCCTTTTGGATGACCAAGAACTACCGCGAGTCCTTTGGGCTCTACGCGTGTAGTGGCATTTTGTTCAACCACGAGAGCGAGCGCCGGGGGCCAGAGTTTGTGACGCGCAAGATCACTCTGGGCCTCGCAGAGTACATGCGGGCAGGGACGCCCATTGAGCTCGGGAACATCGACGCCCAGCGCGACTGGGGTCACGCCGAGGACTACGTGGAGATGATGTGGCGGATGCTTCAGCAACCCACCCCCGACGACTTTGTCATAGCCACGGGCGAGACGCACTCGGTCCGTGATTTCATTGAGGAGGCTTGCAAGATCCTGGACATCCCGATCGAGTGGCGCGAGGATCACTATGTGGACCTGAAAACCTCCAAACCAATTGTAGTTATAAATCCAATTTTTTACCGCCCTGCCGAGGTGGATGTGCTCATCGGTGACGCGAGCAAGGCGCTCAGCGTCATGGGTTGGAAGCCCAAGACGACGTTCAAGGATCTCGTGAAGCGAATGGTCATGTTTGACTGTAAGACGGCCTAAAGAATCAGTTCTCAAATTGAATAATGTGGCTCTTCGTTGGGCCCCAGCTCCTGGCTGGTATCGGCCAGGTGACGAAGCAATACTCGGACTTACTGGGTCCAGGTGCCGAATATTGCCAGCTTGGGAGTCGACCCCAAAAGGCGCAGTATGAACGCGGGTTTGCGTTCGTGTTGCCCATAGCCCAACAACTTGATATGTTCGATCAATACAAGCCCTTGTGCAAAAAGTGGATCTATATGACCGTATGCGAGACGGACCCAGTCAACGAATGCTACGGTCTCTTGAGCCGTTACAAGGAGATCCACGTACCAAGTGAATTTGCAAGGGGAATTCTTGAGAAGCAATTTCCAGAGATTACATGGAAGCTTCTACGCCACTGGTCAGCGACCAAGGTTCCTCGGGTTCCTGTATCTACAACCCCGTACGTCTTCTATTCCATAGGTAACATGCTCGATCCTCGCAAGAACATCAAGGGCCTGATTGACGCCTATTTACGTTGTGAATTCAGGGACGCCGCACACCTTGTGCTCAAGGCGACATGCAACCAGCCTGTGGATTGGCGCGTTCCGGGCGTGACCATCATCAACGGTCTCCTGAGCGACGAGGACCTGGAAAAGGTTCATGCTTCCGGGCACTGTTACGTCAACTGCTCCCACTCCGAGGGCGTCGGGATGGGAGCGGTGGAGGCGGCCCTGAGGTCCAAGCCTGTGATTATCACCGACTATGGAGGCCTCAAGGAGTATATCAAGACACCGTGGGTCGTGCCGTGTACCCAAGGTCCAATTGGTTTTGATGATTTTCTGTTCAAAAAGGAGCACACCTGGGGCCACCCCTCGAGTGACCACCTGCAAAAGTGCCTATGGGACTGCTTCGAGAAGAAGGTGGATTCATGGGACCATTTTCATACACGAGCCCTGATGGACGAGGTCACTAGCGCTGATTGTTGGCGTTCATCTTGAGCATGGCACGCAGACCGGCACCGGCGGAGTTGGCGGCGCCGATGCCATCACCCACGAGCGCCTTCTTGGACGCGTTCTCGAACGAGTTGGCGGCGCGCTTGTAGTTCGCCTTGCGCAGGTTAATGGCGGCGTTCATGTAGTTTGTGGCCGCCTTGGTAGCCGCCGCTGGGATAGCAGCCATGTTCTTGTTCATGTTCACGTTCTTCTGGACGTTATTGGTGGCGGCGATCAGGGCCTGGTTTGACGCAACACCCTGGCTGATGTTGGTGGTCGCAGCCTGAAGTGCGGGAGCGTTTGCACGGGGAAGAGCTGCCATTAATAGTATTTCATATTAAAAATCTGGGGTGCCTGACTTTGTGGGGGAATGAGCCCCGTCAGCCGCCGACTCGACCCAATAGTGAGCGCCATAAACCACAATAGCAATCACGATGCAGCTCGAGAGGAGCGAGCCCTTCTGGGAGTTCAGGAACAGGACCACGTTATCAATAACCTTGATACCAGTGGGCTTCTTTATCACCTTGGGGACTATGTAGACGAGAAGAAAGTTGATGGCCAGGGCGGCCCACACGTAGTTCCATTCCATTTCCATTGAAATACTTCAAGAATTTATTTGAGAGACGTATCTCCACGTGAAACTCATACACGTTTTACGCTTTCCTCTGCAGCAGGCGGACAAGGAAGATGGATCCGCTCCTAAATTATTAGCCGCTTCGGTTAGACTTGAGTATGTCATTACGAGTTGTTCGCCATCTTTTGACCACTGCTCGACCTTCTTGGATGTTGGGTGTTTGCCACCGCTTTTACCATGCCAATAACTTTTCTCCCCTAAATTTCCACAACCTATTAGTTTCCTAGTATATTCATACAAAGTGCGCCCAGCAGAGTTGGTATTGCCCCGAGCCGCCATCGCAATCTTGACTTTTGTTTCTATTGAATTAACTTTACCCTTGTGGCTATTACTCATTTTCAACCGTGATTCATCGCTTAGTTTTCCACCATACCCACCCCCCCTGAGGTTGTATCCATTGGGGCTCATAGTGGCGAGTTCCACTATAAACCATGATTCTTTGGCGTCGAGTTCCGCTTGTGTACATTCCCCCTCCCAAATCATTTCTATTTTGAAATTAGATGGTCCGTGCTTTATAATGGAATTGTGAAGTCTAGGAGACCCGGTATTCCTCGTGTGATCTTTGAACCTCTTGATTATGGGGCCCCACGTTTGTCCTACATAAACCTGCGTATTGAAGTTATTGTATATTTTATATATTCTACCTATAGACATGGGCTATTATAGAATATGCTTTTTATTTGAAGAAGTTTTTACAAGAGCGGCTCCTCGACCGCGTGCTTTTTGCAAAACTCGCCGCAGGTTGACTTGAACCCGCACTGCTTGCCGGCCAGCGTGCGCGCTTTGCACCGGAAGGCCTCGTGGACCATTGCTCGGCCCTTTTTGGCGACCGTGCCCTTGTTGGCCGCGACCGTCTCCTGCATCTTTGGCGCCCCCGTGTACTCTTTGACCGCGTGCCGTTTCGCTTGCAACTCTAGGGCGCGCTCCCGTGACCGCAGGAGGGTGTCGGCCAGCTTTTCGGGCCAGGGACACGCCCTTTGCACAGCGTCGGTATAGAACTTTTGCCAGAGCTCGTTCCCCTTGCCCTTGGGAGGCTGTGCGAGTTGCTTGACGGCGTTCGCAGTGGTGGGTAGCCGGGTGCGACCCTCGGCGACCGGGCCGAGGGGTGCGCGCCACTGGCTGTAGGTCGGGCGGAGCTTCTGGAGGTCCATGTTTTTGGATGGTTTGGGCGTGGTGGACCAATACGCTACCCGGCACAGGACACGTTTTTTTCGTCCTACCTTGGAGGCCAAGTCTGTTAAAAAGTAAACGCCTATTTTAATATAGAAATGCAGATCTTCGTGAAGACTTTGACCGGCAAGACAATCACACTCGAGGTTGAATCTAGTGACTCAATCGCCAATGTGAAGGCTAAGATTCAGGACAAGGAGGGGATCCCCCCAGACCAGCAGCGTTTGATTTTCGCAGGAAAACAGCTCGAGGACGACCGGACACTTGCAGATTTCAATGTGCAAAAAGAATCGACTTTACACCTTGTTTTGAGATTGCGTGGAGGTTACTGAAATCCCGAGCCTTAAAAAATAATGTTGTATCTTATCGTGTGATATACATGATAGGACAATCGAAGAGGTTTACTGACAACCTGCGTCTGCGCGGAGGTCGGTGAACTATTTTCGTTCTAAATAGTACATATGTCTTCTAGTAGCAACGTTTCCGTTCCAGTCGCCGAGCCCGTCGTTGAGCCCGAGGTGCCCGATGTGGAGCCCGAGGTTGAGGTGCCCGTGACGCGCGCCGAGGCCCTTCTCACAGTGGCCGAGGTTCCAGAGCCCGATGAGTCTGAGGACTATGAGGCGTACCTGGAGGTCGAGGCGGCCCGGCGTGCAGCGTGGATCTACGGGTGATGCGCTCGGCGCCCTGTGGATTATTTCTCGTTCAAAATTAGTAAATGGGTATCTGTCCCCAAAAATTCGGCCCCTATTTCTGGGGCGCTCTCCACCTGGCGTGCCTCTATGCAGACGACTACAAATCGCTCAGGGCCTTTGTGTACTCGTACACCGAAGTCTTGCCATGCGCAGCGTGCCGCGATCACTTCAGGCAGGTTCTGGACCGGCACCCGTTCCCAGCAGAGGGTCACAATCTCGAGTACTTTTCGTGGTCCGTTGACGTCCACAACGTCGTGAATAGCAGCCTTGGAAAGCGAGTGGTGACGTACGACGCGGCGTTCGCGGACTGGATCTCGGGGTGTGACGGAAATGGCCCAGACGACAAATTCATCGACGTCAAGATCCGCGTAGGGATCTGGGTCATCATCGCCCTACTGATTCTACTGTATATTCGCAATCGTAAATAAGATCTCAAGAATTAACAAGTAATGGCCGGTGGTCTCTTTCCAGGCCAGCCTTTCGAGTTTAACATAAAGTGCGTCATTTTCTCAGCACTTCTTGCGGGTGGGTACTGGTACTTGCCCCCCAAGAAGCTCTGGATCCTCGTGTTCCTTTTGTGGTTCCCATACATCGCGATGGCGTGGTACGACTGGAGCTACCAATGCAAGAGTAAACTGGGACCAACAGCGTTT